ACGGAGGTTTCCAAGGATGAAAACCGAGATTAAAACCGGTGGTTTTGGGGGTGGTTTTACGAATGCGCGAATCATGCGGCCTAGATGCCGCGCAACGGCAGTTATTCCACGCGATTACAACTCTCGTTGCCGCGTGGATGCAAAGAAGGATGCCCGCCCGGTGTTGCAGCACCGAACGGGCGTGTCAAAAGGGGCTTACCAATTGACAGAAGACAGTATAGCGCGCATGCCGCGCTGGCAGCGCTGGGCTTTGTATGCTTTCGCTGCTCTGACGCTAACCGGCATCCTCCCTATGGCCGCTGCCGCCCTTCTGGGGTGGTTGTGCGATCTCGTGGGCTGGTGGCTTCTCATCCCGCTTTACATCGTGGTTGGTCGCGTCTTGTGGCGCGTGATTTGGTCATGAAGGCCGAAGTCTACCGCGACAACGCGGGCTTCTGGATGGCGCGCATAGAGGAAGACGCGAGCACGCCGGAAAACCGGGGCATCGGCAGGGTCTACCGCCGCCAGATGCTACCCGTCGCACCATCGGCGAGCAAGGCGGAAGCAGAAGCGGCCTTGCGCCGCGTCATGAGCCGTGAAGCGAGGTGCCCGCATGGACACCGATAACTACACGCAGCCGCTCGAAGCCGTCATGCGCGAAGAGCGCAAGCCGCGCCCGCTGCCGCTGAAGGCGCGCGACCATATGGAGCTTTTCGAAGAGTGGGTGCGAATCAACCCGGACGCTATGCGCGAAATCGAGCTTACCGCGCTCGCTATCGACGCTCGCGGCATCCGCGTTTCGACTAAGTACCTCATCGAGAAGCAGCGCTATGAAGGCGGAGCGAAGCTCAATCCCGTGACGTTCTACGACGATCAGGGCAACCCGCACACATACGGCATCTGTAACACCATCACGCCGCTTCTGGCGCGTTGGCTGCTTGAACGTCACCCCGAAATGAACATCTGGACTAAGCACTCACTATTTGACGAAATGGAGAACAACCATGAAGCGTAAAGAGATCACCGAGACAATCGCCAAGGTTGGCGCTGGCACCTTCGCCCTCAACGGCAGCATGTCGCTCATCAATCCCAAGACCGGCGAGGGCTTCGACGTTGATATGGGCGCAACACTCGCAATCGTTCGCGGCACCCTCGCATGGGTTGACACCCTGCTTGAAGATGACGCGAAGCCCGAGCCGAGCACCGTTAAGCAAATGCAAAAGCTGCTCACCTACGTTGGCAGCTCGATTGCCTACGACATTTCAAGCGATGAAGAGGAATAGCGCGCAGGAAACCTTGCCGCTCGATTTCGGCGAACCGCCCATGCCAGACCCCGAATCATGCGAGTTCGAAAGCATGCGGCATCGCGGCAAGACGTGCTGCACGTTCGTTGGGCGCGACGTTTGGACGAACTGCCGCGAAGTTGGGCACTGCGTATGGGACGGATGGCACCAGCAGGGCGCGCCAGACGTGATCTGCGACGAGGAAGACGGTTAGGAGGTGACTACATGCCTACACGGGAGGAAACGACCGCTGCGCAAGAGCCTATGGCCTTCTTCTCGCACGATTCCAACGCATCGCAAGATGTGAAGTGCCAACGGCTCATTCATCGCCGGGGCTATGACGGCTACGGGCGCTGGTGGCGGCTCTGCGAATACCTGGCGGCTACCAAGGGGCACCGTATCGCTTTCGAGACGGAGGAAGACGCGCTTATTCTCGCGGGCGTTCTGGGCTTCGGACAGTCTGGCGCGTTCGATGAGTACATGGCGATTGAAGATTGCAAATCCTTTGTCGAAGAGCTGTTGGATATAGGGCTGCTCGAACGCGATCCTGACGGCTTCTTGACGAACTTTCGGATGCTCAAAAACGCGCTCTATTTCGGTCGCCAACGCGCAAACGGTCGCAAGGGCGGAAGACCGCGCAAGAACCCAAAGAACAACGATTCAGCAGGTCAGGAGGTGTAAAGACATGACTTGCAAACCCAATGCAAAACCGCTGGTTTCAGGTTGGCTAAACCCACTCGCAAAATGGTCGCCTAAACCATAAAACAAAACAATACAAAACAAGACAAGGTGGTTTTGGTCCTTGAACCAAACAAAACCCACCGTACTTGCTTGTTAGTCAACCTTACAAGCAAGGTTCTTTCTCTTGCTTCTTCTCTTTGCGGTCTGTTTTGTGCAGCTCATTCGAGCGCCAGCAAAACGGCTTTCCACAGGTTTTCAACAGAGTTTTCAACAATGGCATGAAGGGTGGTGTTAGCGGTGCCAGTTATCAATCAAAACCGAATCGTGACAAAGACTTACCCGGTTTGTGGCGTTTCCCGTCCGCTCGATTGGTTCGGGCAAGAGCAGAAGCTTGTTGACTACAAGAAGGACGGAACCGTTAGGAAGGTCGTTAGGTACCGCAAGTATCACGCATGCTGGAAATGTCGCGCTACAAAGGGAATCGACGCGCTTTCCGTTCCCCCGCTTTGTGAGGTGATGGAATGATTGCGCCAACGACACGCGACGGCGCGCGCGAGCTGTTCGCAAGCAATCTTTCCTATGAGCAGATCACGACGAACGACATTCGAGCGCTCGAAGGATTCCTTGCAATCGAGTACGCGCAGCATGAGCGCAACGGCGAGCACATGGAAATGCACCCGTGCTACCGCAAGAAGTACCAGCCGCAAATCAACCTTGCAGATGGCGGTAAAGGCATCAAAAGCGCGTTTTTGCGCGTTAGCGGCTTCTACTTCTCAGGCCGTGAAGCTATCTCGTTCAACGAAGACGGATTCATAGGCATTGCGGGCTGGGCTGATGACACGAACGTTCAGCCATTTCTCAGAGCGTTTCACAAGTGGGTTTGTGAGTGGATGATTGGAGTTACCTACCGATGATTGAGACGAAGCACGCGAAGAGCCTTGGCGAGCTTTCGCGCGGTGATGCCGTGGAGCATCCCGACCACTACGCGGGCGACGGCCAGATTGAGTGCATGGACGCTATGCGCTCGATGATGAGCGGCGACCAGTACGCCTTGCCCGCCCAATCGGCCTACTGGTGGGGCTGCGCATTCAAATACCTTTGGCGCTGGCGGCGCAAGAACGGCGTTCAGGACTTGCAGAAGTGCAAGCAGTGCATCGACTACCTGATTGCCGAGACGGAAGGAAAGAAGTGAAGCGCTACCAGATCGTACTTTGCGCCGTTGCCACCGCAGCTACCGTAGCCGCGTTCTGGTGCGTCTGCTACTGGGCTTATCAAGCGCTTCTGGCAATCGCGCTGTTTCTAGTGTTTCTCGCGCTTATAGCGCTCACGTTTTAGGAGGTTTCACATGCTGAAAGAAGATAGAGAGATCGAGCAGGGCGCATACGGATGCGCCGCAATCGTCCTGTTTTCCATTCTGGCGCTCGTTGTGAGCATCGCGGTTGGCGTGTTCTTCGGCGCTGGTTTCGGGCTTATCGCCTTTGCCGTGTTCGTCGTGTTCGCGCTCACCTGCGTTATGCGCGCGTTCATGAAGGTTGGCAAGTAGCATGGGCGGCAAGTACGAGGTTCGCGGCGCGATGAGCGGACTTTGCCCGTTCTGGAACGGTCAATTTACCAACTCGCTTGCTCATGCCCTGCTTCTGCTCATCCGATTTTCTCTGAAGTACCGAATCGTTGAGTTCAACATCAGGAAAGAGCCGTTGGATTGCGCGGACTGCCACGACGATAACTGCCCTTCGCGGATTCGTGAAAACTGCGAGTGGTCATGATGGGCGTTAAGGTCAAGCGCGGTGCAGATGGCGTTTTCGAGTGCCGGTTGTACCTTGGGCGTAGCATCGACGGCAAGGCGATTCGCCCTTACAAGCGGTTTCCGAATGCGGCAACCGAAGAGGAAGCGCAAGCCCTCGCTGAGACGTGGGCGGCTTACGTGACGGCTGACGGAACGGTTAGAAGCGCCCGCTTGACCGATTTGCTCGAAGACTACGTGCAACTGCGCGAGCGCAACGGAGCAAGCCCGAACAGCATTAAGAGCTATCGGCTGTTTTGCCGCTACGTCGCACGTTATCTGAAGACTGCAAACGCACGCGATCTTGGCGTTATGGACTTCAACCGCTTTGAGCAACGCTTGCTCATGGCGAAGGACGAAGGCGGGCAAGGTCTTTGCCGCAACAGCGTTATCAACGTCCACAACTTCTTGCGCGGCGCTTATAACCACTTCGTAGACGCTGGCATTTGCGACGCCAACCCGCTGGTGTACGTCGCCAAACCATCGCCGGAACGGCACGAAGCTTCGGCGCTAACCGAATGGGACTTCGAGGGCTTCAACGGGAAGCTAGAGGGCGCGCTTAGCAAGGAGGTCGAGACGAGAGCCGATTACCGCGCCGCCGTCTACGCCTTTGCTTCGTGGCTGTCGCTCGTTACCGGAATGCGCGTTGGCGAGGTCTGCGCGGTGCAGCGCATCGACGTTAAGCGCGCCCTGTCTTACGTCCACGTCGGCGGCAATGTCATTGAGGGCAAAGGCAAGAAGCCTTATCGCCGCAACGTGACCAAAGGCCGCAAGTGCCGCAACATCGCGCTCACGCAAGACGATATCGCGGTCATTGATGCCTTCACGAAGCTTCAGGGCGACGTTCTGGGGCGCTTGGGGGCTGATTGCCCACTGGTGACGCTAGACGGCTCTTACATGCGCCCAACGACGATTTCACGGGCTTTCAGCCGCATACGCGACGCGTGCGGACTGCCGCGAGAGATCACGTTTCACAGCCTGCGGCACACGCACGCTTCGTGGCTTATCGCCAACGGCTGCGACCTGAAGACGCTATCTGAGCGCATGGGGCATGCGGACGAAGCAACGACGCTTCGAATCTACGGCCACCTGATGCCCGGACGAGACGCGGCGGCGGCTCAGCTCTTCAGTGAAGCGAAGCGCCGTGCGGCGGGTTAGGAGGTGTGCCAAAGGTGAACCAAAACGCCGTTTTCGGGCATCGCGGCGACCGAGGACGAAACGCGAGATAAACCGCCGCTTTCGGCACGGGTTAATACCGACCGTGCCAGATAAGAAGTAATTATCAGGCAATCGTGAGAAGGGAGGGTGCCAGTGGAGCCGCAAACGTTCGATTTCAAGCCTGACGCGCCGAAGCTGAGCAAGGAAATGCAAGCGACGTTGGCTAAGACCGAAGCCGCCCTAAAGCGGATGTGGGAGCGCGAGAAGCAGGAAGCGCAGACGGTCTACGAGATTACGATTCCCGCCCAAACGCTGACCATCGTTGGCAAGGAGCACGCGGAGCACGTCTTGAAGTCACTGAAGGCGATTCGGGTTTCCGGCACCTACCGCGTCACGAAGAAATGAGGTGCGATGAAGACCATTGAGCTTAACGACGGTGACTGGGCACGGCTCAAACGCAAGCTCATGACGCAGAGCGTTGACGATGCCCTGAAGGACTACACGCCGCCCGTCACTCTGACGCACGGAACCGAGTACATCACCTACGAGAAGGAAGGCTACGAAGATGATTCCGAATCTGACAACTGAGCAGCGCCGCGAAAACCTCGAAAAGGCGAAGGCAGCACGCCAGCGCCGCGCCGCGATCTTGAAGGGCGTTGCCGATGGCTCTTACAGCGTGCCCGACGTGCTCAACATGGCTGGCACCGATGACACCGTGGCGCGAATGAAGGTCTTTACACTCATCAAGGCAGCACCGGGCTACGGATTCGCCCGCACGCAGCAGACCATGCGAAAGCTGCACATTTCCGAATCGCGCCGCCTTCGCGGTTTGGGAGCTAACCAGCGCGCGGCGCTTGTCGAGCTGTTCGGGGGTGCGCAGTGAGCCTAAACAAGATCACGCTTTCTGGCAATCTTGGCGCAGATGCCGAGCTGCGCTATACGAAGAGCGGAAACCCTGTCGTTTCGTTCTCGCTGGCTGTCAATGAGCGCACGCCGAACGGCGACGGAACATGGGGCGAATATACGAACTGGCCTGATTGCGTCATGTTCGGTAAGCGCGCCGAAGCGCTCGCACCGTGGCTTCGCAAAGGCACCAAGATTTCGCTTATCGGTCGTATTCACACGCGCAGCTATCAGAAGGACGGCCAGAGCATCAAGCGCTGGGAAGTTCGCGTTGATGACGTGGAGCTGATGCAGTACAAGCGCGACGCACAATCGCCAGCATCAGCGAATGCAGCCGCGCCCGGTCTTGCGATGGCTACCGGCGACCCATCGCCCGTTGCGCCAGCACAACCGGCAGCGCCAGACCTTTACGACGATGACGTACCGTTTTAGGAGGAAGAAGGATGTTCGGAATCAAGAAGAAGGGCGCAGAGATCAAGCAGCCCGTTTATGTCGTGCTCGTGCCGGAGGTAGCGGCATACGCCAGCGCCGCTTCGTTCCCGGTCGATGCGGTGGGTAAGCTCGTTTTTCTCAATGACACGGTGGAGCATGAGGGAAGCGAATATCAGGTTGTCGCAATGAGCCACCGAAACAAGGTTGTTATCCGCCCGAAGGGTCAGACTTACGGCGGCAAGTGGGTTAAGGCTGGAAGCGTGCGCGTCACGCGTCATGTTCTGGGGGTGCGCTAATGATTGGCAGGAAGCTTCGCGCTAAGAAGGTCAATGAGGGAATCGAGATGCCGCGCTATGCGCATGAGGGCGATGCTGGGCTTGACCTTCGCATTACCGAGACTGTCACGCTCGAACCGATGCAGAAGTGCGTTGTCGGTTGCGGCCTTGCCGTCGAGATTCCGAGCGGTTGCGTGGGGCTGGTGTTCCCGCGCAGCGGCCTTGCGGCAAAGCAGGGCATCACGCTTTCGAATAGCGTTGGCGTTATCGACAGCGGCTATCGGGGTGAGGTCTGCGCGGCTCTCATCAACCAGAGCTACGAGACGGTAACGCTTGAAGCGGGAACACGCGTCTGCCAGCTTGTCGTGATGCCTTACGTGCCGTGTGAGCTTGTGCCGGTCGATGAGCTGAGCGACACCGAGCGCGGCGCGGGCGGCTTCGGCAGCACGGGCGTTGAGTAGGTGACGCGATCTTGAAAGCCAAGGAGTATTTCGAGGGCATCCGCGCCGAGGTGGTGAAGACCGACAAGGCGCGGGAAATGCTCGAACGCATGAAGGCGCGCGAGGGCGCGAAGGCTCAGAGCTACCAGACGGGCGGCGGTGGCGGAGACGTTACCGACCCGATGGAATCCGTATCGCAGCGCATCGACTTTGAGGGCAAGCTTAGGCAGCGCATCGCCGATGCTGAGGGCACGCTAGACGAAGCGTGCGAAGTGCTCTACGGCTCGGACGGGCGCGGCGGCTTGGCTAATCTGAAGGGCACGCACTACGCCGACGCAATCTGCATGTACTACTGCCAAGCCGAGACATGGGGCGAGATTGCGGAGATCATGCAGTGCTCGCAGAAGTGGTGCCGCAAGCTCTGCGAAGTTGGGTTTGATTTCATCGACCGCGTAGGTTGGGCGCACATCAAGAACGCCTGAAAAATGGGTGTTCCCTTCAGTTCCCTACTTATGCTAAAGTTCGGTACGGTGGATTAGGTAGTAAGGCCACGGGCAATTGCGCTCGTGGCCTTTTTGTTTGGAGCGTTGGCAGAGTGGCTTATTGCGCACGGTTGCTAACCGTGAGGCGCACTGTCGCCCGTAGGTTCGAATCCTACACGCTCCGCCATATCTCAGGGGGTGCGCATGGCTAAGGACTTCTCGCGCGCCTTCTACGCATCCGCCGACTGGGAACGCGCCAGAGACGCGGCATTGACGCGTGACGCTCACTTATGCCAGCACTGCTTGCAGCAAGGAGAGATCACGCCCGCAGTCATGGTGCATCACATCATCGAGCTTACGCCAGCGAACATCAGCGACCCAAGCATTGCGACCGACCCAAGCAACCTTGTTAGCCTATGCGACCGATGCCATAAGAAGGTGCATGGTTGGATAAGGCAAGGTTCGACAAGGCAAGGGCTGGCCTTCGACAGCGACGGCAATTTGATATCGCTTGGCGAGTGACACACAAACGCGACACAACACAGGGCGACCGCGAGAAAGCGGACGCAAAACCGCAGGTAAACCCGCGAGACAATCCCCCCGGTCTGAAAAACGCAGGTGGTGCCTAGGGCACCAACGCCGGGAGGTAATTTCTTGCGCGTGACGGATTTTCGAAAGGGGGTGGTCTTGCGATGACGGCAAAAGTAGGCAATACTTCGAAAGTTTCGCCCGCAGTCGCGGGGAATAGCCCGCCGAAGCGGCGAGTTGCCAAGGAGAAGCGCGTAGAGAGCGAGCTTCGGAAGCTGCGCGAGATCACCAAGGGCGCTATCCCCGACGAAAAGCGAAAAGCCGTCATGCCGCTTTTGGCCAACCTCGCGTTTCTGAAAGTCAAGCTTGACGATGCCCGCGCCGATCTGCTCTACGAAGACATCTTCACCGAGTACGACAACGGCGGCGGGCAAACCGGGCTGCGAGAGCATCCCCGGATTCAGTGCATACGAACAAGCTGTTCACCACGTTCTCACGCGGCGTTAAGCAGCTAACCGACATGATGCCGAACGGAACCGCCGCAGCCGACGCGCTCATTGACTTCATCAATGAAACGCGGTTCGGTTAGAGCGACCGGCAAGTATGGTTCGTGCGAGCGCGCCATACGTGACTACTTCGGCGGCATCCTGCGCGGCGATATAACCGCATGCGGCAAGATGAAGCAGGTTGCCGCTATCGTGCTTCAGGGCATGGACAACACCGACCCGCTCTATCCGTACCACTACCGCGAGGAATACGCGCAGAAGCATGTTCGCTTCATCGAAAGCTTCTGCCGCCTACCGTCCGGGCGCTTGGGGCACGATTTCAAGCTAGAGCTTTTCCAACGCGCCATTCTGTCCGTCGTTTTCGGATTCGTTGACGCTGAGGGCGTGCGGCAGTACCGCGAAGTGCTCTGGATTATGGGACGCAAGAACGGAAAGACCGCGCTTGCGTCTGCGATAGAGCTTGACTTGCTCGTTAACGACGATGAAGGCGCGCCGGAGGTCTATAACGTAGCAACCGCGCGCGATCAGGCGGCTAAAGGCTTCAACAACGCATGGCGCATGGTGCAGACCAGCCCTGCGCTCGCTAAGCACATCCGCAAGAGGGTTGCAGACTTGTACTGCGATCTGAACATGGGCAGCATTCGCGCTCTGAGCGCAAACACGAACCATCTTGACGGCTTGGACATTTCCGGCGCAATCGTGGACGAGCTGGCCGCGATGAAGAACCGCGACCTTTACGACCTGACGATGCAGGGAACGTCTGCGCGCCGCCAGCCGCTCGTGTTGGAGATCACGACTAACGGTTTCGTGCGAAACAGCATCTTCGATGCGCAATACGAGTACGCGACCAAATGGCTTGACGGCAAGGCGACCGGCGAGAAGGCAGAGCGTTTCATCGCGTTCATTTTCGAGCTTGACGGGCGCGAGGAATGGGAAGACGAAAGCGCTTGGATTAAGGCGAACCCCGGCCTTGGCACGATCAAATCGCTTTCGGCTCTTCGACAGAACGTTTCCAAGGCTAAGGATGATGCGACATACCTTCCCACGCTGCTTGTTAAGGATTTCAACCTCATTGAAAACCAGTCTCAGGCTTGGTTGACGTGGTCTGAGATACACAACGAAGCGACATTCGACCCCGGCGACGGAACCTTTACGTATGCCGTTCTTGGCGTTGACGCGGCGGACACGACCGACCTTACCGCTGCTTGCCTTCTGATGCAGCGACCGAACGACCCGAACATCTACGCGCTTCATATGGCGTGGATTCCGCTTCGCGCTTTGGAGCAAGCAGAGCGCGAGGGGCGGCGCGGCGGTCGCGACGGTGTGCCTTACGATGCGTGGATTGCGCGCGGGCTTATGCGAACGTGCGAAACACCCATCATGGACAAGCGCGACGTTCTGGATTGGGTGGCGGAAGTTCAAGACAAGTACGGAATCTATGCCGTAGCGTGCGGATACGACCCGTGGCACATGCGCGATGTGCCGACCGTTGAAGCATACGAAGACTATTTCGGCGCTGACAACCTGCAAAAGGTCATTCAGGGCGCGCAAACGCTGTCAATGCCGATGAAGGAGCTTCGAGCGCTCTACAAGGAGGGGCGCATCGTGGACAACGCCAATCCGATTGCCGAATGGTGCCGTTCGAACGTCGCCATTCGAACCGACGTTAACGGGAACATTCAGCCGGACAAGAAGAACCAAGACCCGCGCAACCGCATAGACGCGTGGGCGGCTGAGTGCGACGCGTTCATTGCGATGAAGAACATTGCGGACGATTACCGCGCGATGATAGGAGGTTAGAGTTGAGCAGATCACAACCGTTTCTGCGCTCGCTCTTCGATGCGGTGTTCCACCGTCCGCAGATGCAAGCTGTCAACGGCTATTTCTCCACGTTCACGGCCTATGCGCCGTCGTTCACGACGTGGCAGGGCGGACTTTACGAAGCAGAGCTTACGCGAAGCATCATCGAGAGCGGCGCAGACCACGCAAGCAAGCTGAAACCGGAGGTTTCCGGCTCTGCTCAGCCTGTCGCCGCGCGCGCTCTCAGGCAGCAGCCTAACCCGTGGATGACTACGCCGCAGTTCATCAAGCGCATTTGGACGATTCTTCAGGTCAACGACACGGCGCTTATCGTGCCTATCGACGCTGGCGACGGCATTACGATAACCGGGTACTATCCCGTGCTGCCGAGCCAGTGCGAAGCATACGACGTTGACGGCGAGCTTTGGCTAAAGCTCACGTTCCCGACAGGCGACAGCGTGCTTGTCGAGTGGTCGCGCGTTGGCGTGATGACGCGCCACCAGTACCAAAGCGATTTGTTCGGCGACGGCACGAACGTTCTTCAGCCGACGCTAGAGCTTATGCACGCTCAGAACGAAGCTGAGCAGTCGGCTATCAATCAGGGCGCGGCAATCCGCTTCATCGGCAAGCTGAGCCAGAACCGAAACGAAGGCGACCAAGAGCGGGCGCGAAAGGCGTTCAACGCTCAGCTTTCCGCCGACAACGCGGGCGGAATCGCGGTCTATGACAAGCTGTTTTCTGACGTTGAGCAGATCACGCCGACAAGCTACACGGTCGATGCGGCGCAGATGGAGCGAATCGAGAAGAGCGCTTACCGCTTCTTCGGCTCCAATGAGGATATCGTCACGAACTGCGCGGACGAAGACACCTTCAACAGCTACTACGAAGGACGCATCGAGCCGTTCGCTGTTCAGCTCGGCTTCGTTATCACCTCCATGACGTACACGGCAAACGAGATCGCGCACGGAAACTCAATCATGTTCAGCGCGAACCGCCTAGAGTTCGCCAGCAACACGACGAAGCTTAACGTTTCCGTCGCGCTTTTCGACCGTGGTATCTGGAACGGCAATCAGGTAGCCGATGTTTTCCAATCCCCACACTACGAGGGCGGAGAGCGCCACGTGATACGCGGCGAGTACATCGACCTAGAACTTATCAGCGAGCATACGGCGGAACAGGCGGCGCAAGCCGCAGAGACGAACGCGAACATAGCCGCAATCGACGCGAGCAGCGGCTACGGCGACAAGAAGGAGGTAGACGATGCCAGCGAAACCGAGTGAGCGGCAATACCGTTCCCTTGCCGTGCCGCTCAACGTGCGGGCGGCTGACGGCGCAACCAAGAAGCGTTTCGACACGGAATACTACGTTGAGGGCTACGCTTCTACTTTCAACGACCCATACGTTCTGTTCGAGGATTTCGACGGCACAAAATACATCGAGGTTATCAGCCCCGATGCCTTCCGCGAAGCGGACATGAGCGACGTTATCCTTCAGTTCGACCATGCGGGCAGAGTGTACGCCCGCATGAGCAACGGGACGCTCATTGTGGAGCCGGACGAGCACGGGCTTTTCATCGCCGCCGACCTGTCGCGCTCTCAGGGCGCGCGCGATCTCTTCGAAGAGATAAAGGCCGGTCTTATCACGCGCATGTCATGGGCTTTCACGGTAGCGGCAGACGAATACGACCGCGAGACGCATACCACGACCATTACGCGCGTCAAAAAGGTTTTCGACGTGTCCGCCGTCAGCCTTCCGGCTGACCCGAACACCGAGATATCAGCAAGAAACCTGCTCAACGGAGCGATTGAGCAGTCGCGCAAGGAGCTTGCGCGCCGTAAGAGTGCCCTTGCCGTTGCGAGGGCGACACTGGCAATCGCCAAGAGCAGAAAGGTTTAGAACAATGGACGAGATGACTATGGATGACCTGCTTAACGAGCTTCAGGGTCTTGTCGATAAGTACAAGGCCGATGACGGCACCGACACCGAGCCGACCGAGCAGGACGCAGAGCGCATGAGCGCGCTTACCGCCGAGATCGAGAAGCGCAACGCCGCCGCCGCTCAGCGCCGCGACAGCCACACCGCGACCGTTGCAGCTGCGCGCGCCGCTATCGAGAACGGCACCGCCCGCCGTGTCGATTCCGTGCCGCTGGGGACTTCCGCGAGCGCTCGCGGTGCCCTTCCGCAGGTGCGCGACACCACCGACTACAACGCCGCCGCCCGCCGCGCGTGGGTGAAGGACATTGCCAGCCGTTCCGGCGTGCAGCTCATCGGTGGCACCGAGCTTACGCAGGTTGAGCGCGACGCGTACAACCACCTTATCGAGCAGCGCACGGCGTTTACGCATCTGACCAGCAACACCGATGCGGTTATCCCCGTCGAGCTTCAGACGCAGATTTTCACGCTGATTGACAACACGGCTGTTCTCTACGGCGACATCCACAAGGACAACTTCCCGCATCAGTTCGAGCTTATCCTCCATAAGAGCATCAAGGCTGGCGACGCGGCGAAGACCGATGAGGGCGCAGCGCCCACCGATGAGGAGCAGAACGAGTTCGACACCATCACCCTTACGGGCGAGGAGATCAAGAAGACCGTCAAGATGAGCCGCAAGATGGCGGTTCAGTCTATCAGCGGCTTTGAGCAGTACATCGTTAACGAGACTGGCGCGCGCCTTGCCGTCGCCGCCAACGCGCGTGTCCACGCCAAGACGGTTGACGGCACGCTCGGCATGAATTCCGGCAACAAGATTAACTGCGCCACCGCTGGCACCCTGAAGAAGGCTGATATCACCAAGCTTCTGGGCATGCTCTACACCTACGGCAACCCTGCGCCGAAGGGCTGCATTATCTACGCCAACGGCAACACCATTTGGAACCACATTGCTATGGTCGAGGATGCCAACGGGCGCTCTTACTTCGTGGATGAGAAGACCGAAGACCCCGCCGTTGAGGGGCATATCTTCGGCAAGCTCGTAAAGCGCGACGATTCGATGGCGGACGGTATCATCAAGGCGGGCTATCCCGACCTGTTCCGTGGAAACATCTTCGACGGCGTGGACATTACGCCCTACGTCGAGCCGGGTACGCAGAAGCGATGCTTTGACGGATACCTGCTCTTCGACGGCGGGCTTGTCGTGCCTAAGTCTTTCGGCCAGCTCACCATCGGCACCGCCGTTAAGGCTTAGGAGGTGCCGCATGGCAGAGAAGCCGACGCTGCTTGACGCGTGCCGCGAAGCGCTGAGGATTCCCGCCGAATGCACCGACTTTGACGCTGAGATCGAAGACCTCATCGAAGCCGCCCGCGCCGCGATGCGCGCGGGCGGCGTTGCCGAGAAAGTAGCCGCCGACGATTCGAACAGCACGGTTCGGCTCGCGGTGAAGGTCTACTGCAAGGCGAACTTCGGCATGGACAACCCCGATGCCGACCGCCTTACTCAGAGCTTCGACGATCTGCTAACCATGATGCGCGGCAGCTCGGAGTTCGGGGGCGCGTCATGAGCATGTGGGCTGGCACGTGCCAGCTCATCGCTAAGACCGTCAAGAAGGACGAATACGGCGTGCAGCAGACGGAGGAAACAAAGCGCAAGGTGTTCTGCAACGTCTTCTCTATGGGCGATGCCGCATACTACGCCGCCGCTGCCGCTGGCATCCACCCCGAAGCCGTGTTGCAGATTCGGAAGAGCGCCTACAACGGGGAGCGGCTAGTCGAGTTCGACGGTGCGCGGCTCACGGTCGCGCGCGTTGACAGGTCAAGCCCAGACTTCGTGCGCCTGACGCTCGCAGAGGTGGTGGGAGAACGTGACTGAGCAGAGCATCGAGCGGTTCATCCGAAGCTGCATGAAAGAGTGTGTGGACGATAACGTTTCCGCGCTCGCGGAGAACTCGGCTGAAGCCGGAAGGCGCGCCGTGAAGCTGCTGAAGCAGAAGAGCAAGGTTCGCACCGGAGCTTACAAGAAGGGCTGGAAAGCCGACGTTACGACCGACGAGACGGGCACCGAATGCACGGTGCACAACCGCGTTTACCAGCTCACGCACCTTCTGGAGAACGGGCATGCCATAAAGAACCAAACCGGAAAGTATTACGGCGACGTTCCCGGAGACGGCGTTATCAGGGAGGTTGCAGACCAGGTGGCGCGCGAGTTCGCGGAGATGGGGGGCGACGGTCGATGATTGAGCTAAAGGCGCTCTGCGGGGTGCTCGATTCGCTGGGCATCCCGTGGGCTAACCAGAAGTTCGCCGATGGTGAGGAACCCGCGCCGCCCTTCATCTGCCTTGTCGCCGGATACAACGAAGCGGCCTACGCGGACAACAACACCTACCTATCGTGGATGCCCTACGATATCGCGCTCTACACGCGGCACCGGGACTACGCGACCGAGAAACGCATACGCGATGCGCTCGAAGCCGCAGAGTGCCCGTTCACGTTGAGCATCACGAACATTGATTCAGAAGAGCTTACCGAAGCGGCGTTCACCGTGAACGTCGCCGAGAGTTAGGAGAAAACAAATGGCACGAAACGGATTCTTCGGCGTGAAGAACTCGCATTTCGCGATCTGCACCGACGAAGACGCGCTTACCTACGAAGACCCCGTGCACGTCGCGGGCACCGTCGCTATCAGCATGGAGCCGACCGTTGAGACGGCTTCTAGCTACGCCGACAACGAGGTTTGGCTTGACAAGCAGCAGGACAACGGCGGAAGCGGCACCATGAGCTTCTACGACACCGAGGGGACGGCCGAGCTTCGCCAGCTCATCGCAGACCTCGTGGGCTACGAGATCGCGCAGGACGGGCGAACCATCCTGAGCGCAGACCGAACGCCTAAAAAGTTCGCCTTCATGTGCGAGCAGCCGGGGCACGTGCTCGGTCGCCGCCGCTGCCTTCTCATGTGCCAGCTCTCGAAGCCGACGCAGGAGCTTAACACCATTCAGGATACGCCGGAGATTACGCAGCTCGATTACCCGTTCACGTGGCGACCCGTCACCATCCCGAGCACCGACATTCGCACGAGCGGCTATGACAGCTTCACCGGCCTTGCCGATTACGACACCTTCTTTGATGCGGTCGATATCGAGCTTGCGCACAAGACCCCGGCCGCGTAGGAGGTTGCGAATGCTTATCAAGGTTGGCGAAAAGGAGTTCGAAGCGACCTTCAACGCATTCACTCCGATTGCCTTTTCCCGCTGCTTCAATGTCGTGAAGCCCAACGGCACCATGCGACCGAAGGACATTAACGAGGATACCGGCGCGATCTTGGAGAACTTGGACAAGTTCGGATTCCCACCGCTCGTGCCGCTTCTCGAAATCTTCTACGCGTGCATCAAGACGGCAAACCCTCAGTTCGATGAGAAGTTCGATGAGTGGGTTTCGTCCTTCCCCGCCGATGGCTACGACTTGGAGCGCAAGGACGGTTGGGCTACCGACGTGATGCGTATTGTGATGGACAACTTTTTTCCAAGCGCCGCGCAAGATGCAGTGGAAGCCGAGGAAGCCGAAAAGGCCAGCGCCGCCGCTTCCAAGTAACCTGCAAGACGCGTGCGACGCGCGATACATCTACAACTGCCAGCAATGCGGCCTGACGCTTTCAGACCTTCAGATGATGAGCTACCGGCAGGTGCAAGACCTGTTGGAGATCAACGCGTTCTACGCCGACGCTGCGGCGCACTACGACGAAGACGAGAAGGCGCGCAAGGCCGAAGCCGCGTTCTGGTCATGACGTGACATGAAGTGAGTTCTTGACGGCAGCGCACCCGCGAGGGCGCGTTGCTTCAAGCACTCATGGGACTTTGACAACCGAAGAGGGGTGATTACGTGGCGGTCACTTACAAGGGGCTTGTTATCAAGTTCGGCGGCGACACGACCGAGCTTCAAAGCGCCCTGAAGAAGGTTCAGCAGGCATCGCGCGACACCCAAAGCGACTTGCGCGATATCAACAAAGCGCTGAAGTTCGACCCCGGAAACACCGAGCTGTTAGAGCAGAAGGTAAAGGCGCTCAACTCTGCCTACGGCGAGACGAAGCAGAAGCTTGACGCTTACAAGCAAGCGCTCGCTCAGCTGGAGAGCAAGAAGCAGAGCGGCGCGCAACTCACCGCTCAGGAAGAACGGCAGTACGACAGCCTGAAGCGCGCAATCATGCAGTGCGAGCGCCAGCTTGACAGCTACGGCAGCGAGCTTGCGGACACGGCGCGCGAAGCGGACGCATCGCGCACAGCGCTTTACAAGGTTGGTCAGACCATCGAGGACAACGCCGACAAGCTTTCAAACGCCGGGTCTAAGGTTTCGAGCGCGGGAACGGCATTGTCTGGCGGCATCATCGGCGCGGCTGGCGCGCTTACCGGCCTTGCATCGAGCCAAGAGGAAGCGATACAGCAGAGCGGACAGCTCGAAACGGCATGGGTGAGCGCTGGCGGAACCGCTGAGCAAGCATCTTCGACCTATGCGAGCTTCTACCGCATCCTTGGCGATTCTTCGTCTGCCACGGAAGCGAGCCAGAACCTAGCGCGCCTGACAACCAACGAGCAGGAATTGCAGCAGTGGACGAACATTGCCGCTGGAGCTTACGCGACGTTCGGCGACGCGCTGCCGCTTCAGAACTTGGCGGAAGCGGCGCAGGAGACGGCGCACACCGGAACCGTCACGGGCGGTCTTGCCGACGCTCTCAACTGGTCTACGGCATCAGCCGAGCAGTGGAGCGCCGCGCTGTCCGGCCACTCTTCGGCTCAGGCCGCTTTCAATCAGGCGGTCGCCGAGGGTCAGACAAAAGAAGACGCTTTTAACGCTGCTCTTGCCGCGTGCGGAAGCGAGCAGGAGCGGTCGCAGCTCATCACCGAGACGCTTACCGGGCTTTACGCGGATGCGGGACGGCAGTACCAAGATACGAACAAAGACCTTCTCGCTTCGCGCGACGCGCAGAACGAGATGAACCAGAGCATGCAGGAACTCGGCGAAGCGGCAATGCCAGTCAAGACCGCCGTAACCGAGATCGGGACGAGCCTTCTTAACACGCTCGCGCCCGCGCTCGAAGCCGTAACGGGCTGGTACAAGAGCCTAACGCCAGAGCAGCAGACGCTTGTTAACAACCTCGCGCTCGGCGCGGTCGCCTTCGGCGGCGTGACAACCGCCATTGGTAAGACGATGGAAGCCGCAGAGGGCGTGGGAAGCGCCTTCAAGACCGCTGGCGAGCTTTGGGGCGGCGCTAAGAAGCTCATGGGAGACACGGGCTTTCTAAGCAAGATCGGAACCGGCTTCTCAAACATCGTCACCAAGGCGGGCGGTCTGGGAAGCATGCTCACCGGCACGCTTTCTAGCGGTTGGACGGGCTTTACCGGTCTTATCGCCGCGCATCCTATCGGCCTTGGCGTTGCCGCCGTGTCAGCCGCCGTCGCTGGCCTTACGTGGTTCTTCACGCAGACCGAGACTGGCAAGCAGATGTGGTCTGACTTCACCGGCTGGATTTCGGAGAAGTGGCAAGCCGTGCAGGATTTCTTCGCTGGCGTGCCTGAGTTCTGGGGCGGAATCTGGGAGCAGGTCAGCACCGGCGTTTCGGATTTCTGCACCGGCGTTGGCGAGAAGTGGGAGCAGTTGAAGCAGGGCGCTTCCGACACTTGGGAGAACATCAAAACCGGCGCTTCGAACGCTTGGAACGATCTTAAAACCAACGTCGGGAACCTCGCGCAAGGCGCGGTCGATACCGTGTCTAACTGGTGGAACAACCTAACCGGCAACACCGATTCGGCCTTCGGGCAAATCGCTTCCACGGTTCAGAACGACATGAACACAGCGAAGACCGTTGGCAGCTCTGCGGCTGGCGCTCTGCAAGCCGCGATGAACGGCGACTGGGAGACGGCGAAGAGCCAAGCGGCAAACGCCTTCAACGCGATTAAAGACAACATCGGCTCGAAGCTTGACGCTGCCGAGAGCACGGCGGTTAGCATCGCAGACCGCATCGGCGACAAGCTGGGATTCCCCGGCCTTGGCGCTAAGGTGCAGGGCGTTTTCGACAGCATCAGGGGATTCATCGAGAACCCGATTGAAAGCGCGTGGAACGCGATTTCTAGCATTCCGCAGAAGATCATGAACGCCTTCGGCGGAATCAAGATCAGCATTCCGAAGCCGAAGCTTCCGCACTTCAACGTGAGCTGGAACGAGTTCGGCCCGATTTCGCTACCGAGCGTGAGCATCAGTTGGTACGCGCGCGGCGGCTACTTCGATGAGCCTTCAATCGTCGGCGTTGGCGAAGCTGGCGGCGAGTTCATCGCGCCTGAGAAGCAGTTGCAAGGCTTCATCGAGACTTCGGTAAACCGCGCCTTCTCGCGGTTCGCCGACACGCCGAGCCAGCCCGTTAACGTCGCCGTGACGGTTTACGCCACGGTCGCTGACGGCGTGGACGCATACGAGACAGGCCAGCAGATCGGCGCTGGCATCGCAAGCAAGCTGAAGCAAAGGGGGGTGCCAGTTGCAACTTAGACGGACTAGGAACCAGCACGACCGAATCATCTTCAACGGCACCGACCTATCGAAGCTGGTTTACTGCAAGGTGCGCCGCCCCATCATGGCGACCGTCAACGCGACGTTCGAGAGCGTGCCGGGGCGGCATGGCGAGGTCTTCAAGAGCGCCTACCGTGGCGGCTACGACCTTCCCGTTGAGATTTGGCTTAGGACGGAAGACCGCCGCGAGGTCGCGGAGATGCGGCACAAGCTCGCGGCGGCTCTCTGGACTGACGAACCCGCGCCGCTCTACCTTCCCGATGACCCGACGCGCTACCTGCTTGCAATCGTGAGCGGCAGCACCGACCTTGACGAGATCACCGACGATTGCCCGACTACAACCGTGACTTTCCATATCGGCGACCCCGACTATTACGGACAGCGCCGCCGCATGGAGGTTTCGGCGGGCAACGTCTACGTCAACGCTGGCGGCAACCGCCCCGCTCACCTGCAAGTTACGGCGAAGCCCGCCGCTGGCAGCACGTGGAGGATTACGAACGTCGATAGCGGCGAGTTCGTGGCTGTCAACACGCCGCTCACGTCTTCGAGCACCATACGTCTTGACATGGCGACCGAGCACGCGACGGTCAACAACCAGACCGCGCCGGTAACGATTGATTCGGATTACTTCGAAATCAACGGGCGGTGCCACCTGAACATCACCAGCGGCACGGCGGTACTAGAGTGGGTGGAACGATGGCTTTAATTAGACGCATAGGCTTCACCCGTTTCAGCCGTTGGGGCGACAATCTGGGGCGGCTCACGGTGAGCGCCGCAACGCACACCGACGCGCTGGACGGAACCGACGAGCTGGGCATCACGTGCGCCGAAGACCTCGTGAAGGGCGACCGCATAGTTTGGATTGACCTTCAGGGCACGTGTCACGAACACATCGTTGACACCATCGACAGGGTACACGACGATGACGGCGCGCCTGAGACGCAAGCCGTCTGCATCAACTCGGTGAACGAGACGTGGGATGACTGGCTGGACGATAAGCGGCCTTCCGGCAGCGTTGCGGTAGCCCTCGCGTCAATCCTCGCAGACACGCGCTGGGAGGTTGGCACGTGCGATCAGGGCGGCAGCGCTTCGCGCACCTTCTACCATGAAAGCGTTCGTGAGGGATTGGCCGGAATCATCGAGACGTGGGGCGGCGAGCTTGAAACGCTTATCGTCCACGACGGCGCGAGCATCGTTAGCCGCCGCGTTGGCGTGCGCGCCAAGCGCGGAAACCAGAGCAGCGCTAAGCGGTTCACGTGGACTAAAGACCTCGTTTCCGTCAAGCGCTCCGTTGCGAGCGACAACCCGAAGACGCGCGTATACGGCTACGGCAAGGGCGTTGAGACTGAGAGCGGGGGCTACGGTCGCCGTCTCACCTTCGGAGATATCAACGGCGGCAAAGACTACGTGGAGGATGCCGACGCGACCGCCGTTTGGGGGCACCCTGACGGCGAGGGCGGCATTCTTCCCGCCGTCGCGTCATACGTCAACGAGCAGTGCGAGGACGCAGCGCAGCTCTTGCAGGAAACGAAAGACTACCTAGAGCAGGTGAAGGAGCCGAAAGTAACCTACACCGCTTCGGTTATCGACCTATACGCGTTCGGGCGCTCATGGGAGGGCGTGGGCGTTGGCGATGACGTTGCGATCATCGACAAGGGCTTTTCTGCCGAGGGCGTGCGACTTCATGGCCGCGTGTCTCAGATTGAGCGCGACTTGCTCACCGGCGACGCTACCGTTACGTTCGGCACTCTTACTGACAACATGGCCGACATGTGGCAGAGCGTGAGCAACGCGCTAAAGAGCAACAGCCAGCAAAACGCTCTCTACGACGCTGCGGCTGGCACGTCGGTATCGTGGCTTCAGCAGCTTCAGGCCGCGCTAAACGCTCAGTTCAACGCCGTTGGAACCTATAAGGTCGAGACATTCGAGCTTGGCACGATGTGGAGCAATGTACCCATCGACGCTGAAACGGGCTTGCCGGTCAAAGCGACTTCGGGCATGTGGGCTGTCAACATTAACGGTATGGGCATGCGACTTGCCGCGAACCTCGCTTCTGACGGTCAATGGGACTGGCGAACCTTCCTGACTGGCGCTATGGTGAGCGCCGATGCGATCAACACGGGAACCATGAGAGCCGAGCGCGTGCGCGCCGGTCTTCTGACCGACGAGAAGGGCAAAAACCGCTGGGATTTGACAAGCGGCGAGTTCTCGCTTTCCGCAAGTACGGAGGTTGGAGGAAAGACCGTTCAGAAAATCGCCGATGACGCGGCAAGCTCAGCCGTCGATGCTCAGACGCAACGCGACATATTCAACAAGCTGACCAATAACGGACAGACGCAGGGAATCTACCTCAGCGGAGGTCTGCTCTACATCAATGCCAACTACATTGAAACTGGCATCATCAGCGACAGATACGGACGCAGCACATGGAATCTAAATACCGGAACGCTCACGACGAATTACATGACGGCAAACAACATCGACGCTAACGGTACGTTCGAGTGCGGTTCTGCTTCAAACCTTATCCGACTTGCAAGCGGCGAGATAACAGGATACGAAAACGGAACGCAGATCGGGACTATCGACTTCTCAGCCCATATGCGAAACGTGAGCACCGGACAGCAAACAACCGGCCTTCAGTTGACGGGAAAACAGCATATACGAATTACCACGCCGCTTATTTCCGCCGCCGCATCAAGCAGCGAGAGCACCACAACGACGCATGCAATCACGAAAGATTGCACGCTGCACTACATCAGCAAGATTCAGGATGACGGCGACGGCACGATTACATGGTGGAACGCGACGCGAAGCATCGACTTCGTAGACGGCTTCTGCACGGTATGCAACTTCGACTAGGAGGAACGATGAGCAAGACACTTTACCACATGCTGCACGACCCGATAGGAAACTGCGAAGCGATGGTGACCGAGTACGACGAAGAGCTTATCAACCGCGCCGCGAGCAACGGAATGATTTTCATTGCGGTTGACGAAGAGGGAAACCGAACCGTCGTGCAGCCAGAAGACGTGAAGGAGCCAATCAACGACGATCAGCCCTTCACTCTCGTTAAGCCCTTGTACGTCGATGACCGCATGAAGGCGGTTGTCGATGTGTTCGACGCTCTGGCCGCGAGCGTGCCAGCCGTCGCCGCGAGCGCGGACGTGCAGCCCGTGTCTAGCAATGCGCGGTCTGCTATGAGCTTCGCCGAAGCGCTCGAATCCCTACGCGCGCTCGCATACGGAACCAGCGAGGAAGGCGGAAAGTGATGAGCAACACACGGACGCTTGAACTCGATATCTCGAAGGAGGGCGCGGGAACCTGCATCAAGGTTGGTCAGGGCGACGATGGCGGAACCACCATCAAGGCGCTTATCTACGACAACGGCGCTGAGTTCGCGCTTTCAGGTTCTACAGTGTGGCTAGTCGTGCTTCTGCCGAACAGGCGCAACTACTATCGCGGCCAGTGCTCGGTGAGCGGGAACGCGGCGACCATCACGGTTGACGAATCGAAGCTTTGCAGCGTTCCCGGCTACACCGACGAAGCCTATTTCACGATCACGAAGAGCGGGGCGACGTACTCAACGGAGCGCTTCGCTATCGAAATCCTGCGAAGCGCTCTTGACAGCCAGCAGCCAGCGCAAAACTGGGACGATGCCGTGCAAGACCTCATCGACCGTGGGGAGACGGCGGTAAAGAACGCCAACAGCGCAGCGAGCGCGGCGAACACCGCCGCTGGCAAGGCAAACACGGCTGCGAGCACAGCGAACAGCGCCGCGACGGCTGCGAACAACGCGGCAGATGCCGCAAACACCGCCGCATCCGCCGCCAACACGGCGAAGCAGAACGCCGACGCTGCGACCACGGCTGCGAACAACGCAGCATCCGCCGCCAACACGGCTAAGCAGAACGCCGACAAGGCGACCGCAAGCGCCAACGCCGCCGCGAGCGCGGCGAACACCGCTGCCGCGAGCGCGAACGCCGCTGCTGCGACTGCAAACGGCGCGGCAGAGGATGCCACCGCCGCAGCGCAAAACGCGCTCAATATCGCAAACTCTATCGCGGCTATCGAGCCGCCTTCAGATGACGAGGTGCAAGAGCTGCGCGAAGAGAACGCGACGCTTGCGCATGCGGTTACTGAGCTTCAAGACGATTACCTATACCTCGGCGAAACGCTCTACGTGCCTTCAAGCAGGGTCACGGCTCAATCTGGCGAGAGCATCACGCTTTCTCAGTCGAGCGTTTCGGGCGAGACGGCGACACTCAACTAAGGAGGTTCTTTCATGGCTGACATTTCCGTTCTCAACGTCGGCGGCTCGGCTAAGAACATCAAGGACACTTCGGCGCGAAACTCGGCAAACGCCGTCACGACCGCCGAGGAATACGACCGCCAGCACAACATCAACGCTTACGCGGGGCGCTCGCTCGCTTCGGTCTTCGCTAACGAGATCGGCAGCACCGACATTTACACGTGGCTTCGCAACCGCGCGCGAAACGCCAACTTCGCCGGTCTTCGCATCGGCGACTACATCGACGTTCCCGTTTCCGAGGGCGCTAACGTGCCCGCGCAGACGGTGCGCTACCGCATCGGCGCTATCGACCAGTATTACCAGTGCGGCGACACCGCGAAGGGGCACCATATCGTCATGGTGCCGAAAGCGCCCGTCACAGTTAAGGGCGACAAGGCATCCAACACGAGCTACCTTCAGTGGCGCGAGACGAACGACAACAACGGCACCTCCGAAGAGAAGCACCCTTACTTGTGCTCGAAGCTCCACGATTGGGAGATCAACGATTTTCTGCCCGCGCTGCCGTCCACGCTTCAGAGCGCGATTCTCGCGCAGCGCGTTCTTCTCGAAGAGCGCTATTCGTCTTCGGGCAAGCTCACCGAAGCGAGCGGTTGGAGCTGGGCGGACTTGGGCAAGATTTGGTCGCCCTCAGAGATGGAGGTTTACGGGTGCCCGGTTTGGGGAAGCAAGGGCTACTCTGTCGGATTCGATAGCCAGTTCCCCATCTTCACCGACACAGCAAGCCGCATCGTGGGCGGTCGCGTCAATTGGTGGCTGCGGTCGGTCATGGGCGGGTCTTCGTCCTACGCGTGCTATGTCAGCAGCTACGGCTATGCCTACAACAATGCCCCGACGAACGACTGGGTGCGCCCGCTGCCGTGCTTCCTCATAGGCTGATAAAATCAGCCGTACATGGTACAGGTCTGGCGCATGCCTTGCGCATGCGCCTATACTTCCCCGCGCGAAGCGCGGGCGAAGTATTTTTTGAAAAACACGGAGGGGGGGATGTTGCAAATTGAGCGGCGTATATGTGCGGAACCGCAACCTAAGCACGTTCGAGTATTTCAACACTGCGGTTTCGATTCGAAACGAAGTGACGCGGCTTGTCACTTCGGGCGCGGTGCCCAAATCCTATCGCTTCATCTTCGCCGTCCCCATGGCGGAGACGGCGCGAAGCGTGGTGTTCAACCTCGTGAAGGCTGATGCCTTCTACCCGAACACACAGCGGAACGTCGAGGAACGCAAGCATTACATGACGCTTGCCTTGGCAGACCTAAACCAGCTTTACCAAGACCTGCAATGCCTTCTGTCTATGAAGCTACCCGTAAAGGTGGCTAAGTTCGAAGAGATCTCAGAGAGCATAGAGAGCGATATAAAGCTCATAAAGGGCGCTCGCGCGGGCGTGAAGCTCATTGGAAAGGGGTAGAATGTTCGCGCGTTGTCCCTTGGAAATCATCGCGTCAATTGGTGGCTGCGGTCGGTCATGGGCGGGTCTTCGTCCAACGCGTGCAATGTCAACAGCAACGGCAATGCCAACAACAATGCCCCGACGAACGACTGGGTGCGCCCGCTGCCGTGATTCCCAAGCCTTGCCAGACCGTGCGGCCATAAGCGCCGCGCGCCGTGCATTTGAGGAAGGAAGGGGCGACCATCGGGCGCAAGCCCGTAAATATGCACCCCGCGACGGTTGCCGTTCGCTGCTTGCATGGCGCGGTTCTCGGCGTTCGACCGCGTTTCATGGTCAACCGTCAAGCGGCTGCTGGATGCCGATTGCGAGCCGCGCGGGGTGCCCTCATGAACTCTGAAGAGCGCAGGGCTGCGCGGCGCGCA